TAACATTCAATGCACCTTGCAATGTAGCTTTAGCTTGTGACAATGCACCAGTTAAGCTCGTCAATGCTTCAGTCGCTTGACTTGTAAATTGTTCAGCTTCGTTAACACCAATTTCAGATTGAACTGAGTCAGATAATGCAGGTAATTCTTTTACCAACATATCAGATACTTCTTCAACCATTTTCTGAACTTGATCTACCATATCTTGTGCAGCCAAAACTACTTGAGATTTTTCAACTTCTTCGTTTTCTACAACGATACGAGGTTGAGGCATAGAGCGCAAATCGTAGAAACGGTCAGCAAGTGCTTGTTCCATGAACACTAGTTTCATGTATGAAGGACTTGTTTGCTTTTGATAGAAATCAGCAGATGATTTAGTTTCACTAATCAATCCACGTACTTTTTTAAGCATACTGGAAGTTTCATTCATATTCATTCTAGCCGTGTTGAACGGTAGTGAATAGTTTTCATTCAATGCTTTAGCACCGATTGAGATTTTTTTGTTGTCAAATTCTGTAAGTTTCATAGTTGTATTCCAAGACTAATAGTATTATTTATCTTTTTTGTGTTAATGTTCGGGTTTTCTGTCAAAACGTTTCGTTTGCCATTGTTTAGAATCGTTAATATATCCATACAATTCGTCAGTAACGGTCTTTTTCTTAAGCTTGTCCTCATTCAATTTAGCTAAAAATATCAGTTTATCTTCTGAATTCTTACTATTTTTGAATATTTTGGTGTGCAATAGTATGTCTGTATCTAATCCACCCAATCGGTGGTCCAATAATAGTATTTTATTTGCTTCTACAATCCTATTACGTTTGTCAAAAATACACCAGGTCACTGCATTTTTAATAGAATAAAATGTATGCTCTGTGTATGTTTTCTTCATTGAAACATAATATTCTTTTTCCGATTTCTTTTCAATCATGTATGTATTGAACAACTCATAACTACCGTCAGTGTTTTGAAAAATAACAATATCTTCTAAATCTCCTACAATTTCAGAAGTAATTATTTTTTCTATTTTATCTGTATTATGTTTTTTAGTTTTGCTCATGGTTGGTTATTTTAAAATAGATGTTTCGTAATTCTTCACTAGTGTCTAAGAATGCGGGCAACTTAGTCCATTCAGTTCCACATTTAATCATAGGAACATTGTCACAATCTTCATACAGTGCTCCCAATTCTGTAATCCCGTTATTGAATACACTAGGATGCTGTATGCTAAAATCAAATGACCAACAGTCATATGTTTCATCTTCTTGTTGTTCAAATAAAAATCCAAAGTCAATAAATTCATCAAAACGTATTTTTGTTTTTTGAGGAAATTGAGTGACTTCTGGTTGTGAACGTAATGAAATAGCTTGTAGCACCGTGTCAAAGTTGCATTGAGTATTCCTCTTATGTAACCAAACTGACAATTCAGTATCTTCTGCCGGACGATTTCTGTTCACAACACCTGTGTTTGTGATATCAAAAAGTGTGTAGCAAGTAATAGTAAAACTCATAGTACTATTTAATAGAGGTAAAAAAACCCGAGAAATTCTCGGGTCCTTTTAAACAAGTTAAAATTAACCTGTGAATGTTGCAGAAGCGGCAACTGTAACAGCCTCAACAGCCGCTGTCAAAGCAGTGTCAAGAGTTGCAGTTGTCCATGCGCCAACTGGATAAACAGCAACAGCTAATGTATCATTAGTGTCATCTGTGTACTCATACAAATAGATTGTAGCTAATTGTTGAATAGTTTGTACAGCTACATTCAATTGAGTTGTAGTCAATGCACCATCAAATGTGACAGTGAAAAAGTCTAACTTAGGACCTTGAGGTTGAACTGTTGCGGCTGAAGTAACAGCGTTAACACCAGAGTTTGTGTAAGCTGGGCTATCGTAGTTAATAACCGGTAGATAGTCACCGTTTGTGCGTGTAAATTGTGCCATGATAAAATTCCTTTAAGTTTGTGAGCATGTAGCTCTACACTTATTTATGCCTGGAACAAAAAAATATCGGTTTTGACTTATCTTCCGGCAAGATTTTGGCGACTAAAACCCATTCTGTCAACAAATTTTAAGCCATTTGCAACGAAACCCTCATGTGTCTCAGTACCGTCTTGTAGATAGCCTTTGACCGGGCTAACTTCTGCCGCTTTGTTAAGCTGGTTAACAATAGACATTTTAAGCTTGTACACTTCAGCCCAAATAGTAAAAGCACCAATAATAGCATTTTTATTCTGATTTAAATGTTCTACAATCTTAGCTTTCATTTTATCTGTCATTGGTCTAGCTTCTACAAAATCCATGAACCCACTAGCTAGATTGTTCAAGTCACCTGCAACAATCTTCTTATTAATGTAAACTGTAAACAACTGATTAAATGTGTTACGTGCTTGTGGAGCGGTGTCCATCAGATTGTCAACACTAGGTCCATACTTCTGAATAGCAGATTGCACGTTTTTAACTAACTTACCATCTACTTTAATTTTAGGTGCCGTTGGCATAGCACTAGGCACAATAGCTACATCACTATTGTTTTGTAATTGTCCAATAGTTCCGTCTAAGCTAGTAGCTTGGTCAGTTGTAGGACTATCAGGCGCAATGTATTGATGTACTGCAATACCTGCACGTTTTCCACCAATCAATTTACCAATGTCACTATCAACATTTACTTTGTAGGTAATCCCGTTAGGATTAGCTTTAAATACATAGCTGCCGTTTTGATCCTTTAAAGGTTGATGGAATAATAAATCACCCCAATAATAACCTTTACTTCTGTCTGCTTTTGCTAGACCAGGCCATATTTCAGCAATGATAGGCCATAAACTTGCACGGTCTACCCCACGTGCTTTGTCATATTCAACAAACTGTTCAGGACTGAATACTTGACGACCCGTGCCGTCTTTCTTATTGAACATATGTTTATCCATAATACTGAATTTACCATTGCTGTCACGCCCAAAAATCAATGCAGGATATCCATCCCACTTAATAGTAACAGTCTTTGGATTTTTTGCAGTAGCAATAGTTGATTGTAACGCACGTGTAGCACCGGCACTACCTCCTAAAAAGATTAAATCTTCAGGATGATCTAAGTGACCTTTATCTTCATTAATAGATAATTTGTCTAGTTTAGTTTTAAGTAGTGCTAGTGCTTCGGATAGGTTCATAGCTGTTCTTTGTCGCTGTTCTTCTTTAAGGATTTAGAGAACTTTCCCTGGTCACGGGATTTAATCGCCCCAAGTAGTTTTCTCTCTAGGATTTGGGCCTGTTCTTCAGGAAAATTCCTATTAATCATTTCCAGTAAATTAATAGCACTGGTTATGATATTGTGGGCCCTACTCTCAATAATGTGACTTGTATCACGATTATTGCCGATTGCTTCCAATTCCTGCAGGAGGCTGCGAGTTTGTTTTTGCATATAATTATCCTACTTGTATTTATGCGTTTTAGTGATAATTATTTCTTTAAGTCCCGTAACAAGGCGTTAAGCTTAGAACCCTGCACATCTGCTACAATGCGCTTGGTTTGCGGTTCTAGTATTTCACCAGTCGTTTGATCAATGATGGGATCGGTTGAAGCTAATGTACTTTGCGTCTTTAAATAACTCATTATATCATTAGGACTGGGTTTAGGTCTGTAACTAGTTTCTTCTTCAGGATTAGGGTCTGTAATACGCATTGTGTTAATGTCATACTCTAAGTCAATCTTAGCTCCTACACCCGTTGAACTACGTGATTTCATACATTGTATTTGATACTTGCCTCGCTCTTTCATAGCACGACTCGTAAAGATGCCGAACACATTATCTGCTGTATTAATCTTACTAATACCACCAGCAATGTGACTATGGTCAAACTCAATCTCATCGACAGCACTACGATTCAACTGTGAGGCAGTAACCATTAAGATGCCCATCTCTTTTGCAAGATTACGCAATTCTTCAGCAACATACTTGTCTTTAATGAACTGGTCGTTAGGATTAACTTTAACAGAGACTGGCATGACTAGATCCAAATAGTCAATCATTACAAAGTCAATATTGATACCTGTTTGAATCTGCACTTCTTTTAAGTAAGCACGAATATCATTCACATTACTTTGTGCTGGCAAACCCTTAACACGATATTTACCAGACTTCTTACCAACCATCTTAACTTTGAGTTCGGCACTACTAATATCTTTACGAATCTCTTTTGTTCCCATTTGTGTTAACATAGCATCTGTACGCAATGATGTTAATTCTTCACTCAACTCAAGTGTAACATAAACACCACTCATCCCTGCTTGTAACCAATTCAATGCTATGTTCATCATAACAAGAGATTTGCCTGAACCAGAACCACCGGCAAAGATGTTAAGTTCACCTCGACTGAAACCACCATACAATATTTTATCAACTTGAGGCCAGCCTGTACTAACTTGTCCACCACTGTTAAAGTATTTGTTAATACGTGCCGCCGGGTCTGCAAAGTAATCTGTACCCATGTCTTTTTGTAGGCAAATCTGTACTGCATCTTTAATTAGTTTCTCAACTGGACTAAAGTCTCCTTCATCTAAGAACTTTACTGCTTTCAAAATTGCTCGTTCTAGTTCTTGACGTTTAGTGAAAGATTCAAATTCTTCAAAGAACCAGTCATAGTGACCAGTAGTAAGATTTGAAATAGGTTCAATGTCCTGTCCTGTCACAGCTTTAATTTGTACTGGATCGGGCAAGATGTTGAATTTAGTTGTATGCTCTTTGTAGAATTCTGCGACTGGTCTTAATGACTTATCAAAGTTCTCAGAGTTCATAATGTTCATAACTCTAGTGTACAATGATGCGTTAGTAATCATCATTTGCAGAAACAACTTCTGCATCTCAACCGTGTATTCTTTTTGGTCAGATTGTTTTTTCAATTTTATTCCTTTGTATTTCTATTTTAATTTTACTCATTGTAGCATTTTGCAAGATGCTTAATAGAGTGGGTAACTTACCATATTTTACTACGGCATCGTTAACATCCTTAATACCCGGTTCCCAATTAGGCAAACTAACGCTGTAGCCTAATTCTAGTGCCCTCTCGCACATTTTTAGTCCTGATTCATCTCTGTCTGGTACCAGAATAATTTGCTTATTTAATGACGATAATAATTGTGCTTGTTCATTATTAATATCATTATGCATTACTGCGACACCGTCAATGCTTAATGCATCAAAAATACCTTCAGTTAAAATACACACTTGCCATTCAGGCTTTTGAATATCAATATTGAACACGTATCCATGTTGTTGCTCATTGATATACTTGGGTATTTTATTGTCTAAGAATCTGCTTGTGTGACCTACAATTTTGTTGTTGTAAGTGTATGGGATGATTATTCTATTAGCGTAACGACCTTTTGCAGTAGGTGTTATTAAGAACGGATACTCATAATAATTTATCATCCTTGCTTGCAGATAATCAACGTACTCTTTGTGCAGTGGGTTATTTTCATCAATTAACTCACCGTTAGGCAACTGATGGTCATCAAATTTAATTTTTACTTTTTGTTTTTTAGGTATGATGAAGTCGAGCAAATCACGTTGCTCTAAACTTTCTAAATTCCATCGTTGAATCTGTGTGTCATCAATACCACACCATAATAATAGTTGACGAGTTTTGTAAGAAATAGTCCTGCCTAATACAAAATTACATTTGTAATTGCAATTGAAACAATGATATGACCAATTAGTTTGACCATCAAACTTAATGCCACCTCGGCTTCGTGTATCGGATTTATGCCCATTGTGGTGACAGCACACAGCATTAAAACTATGCCAGCCACTACCAGTGGTTTTTTTCTTACCGGGAATAATAGATAGAATATCGAACATTACACTTAGTGTAACATATTCTGACGCAATTTACAACAACTATGGTTGTTTATCTTACCAATATGTTGGCTACGTTTCCTACGTTACTGTCAAATTCCATTCGGATATAAGGATGATACCCATGAATCACATACCCTTTTGTATCAGATACATTGTCATATGAGGCTGTTGTTATTTCATACCAATCACCATCTACAATTGTAGATCCTTGCACCGCTACACAACCATAATAATCACTAAACTGTGCTTGCAATGTTATTACTGGATTATCATTTGTTGTAATTACACTAGTGTAATAAATCAATGCATTACTATTAACATTGGCATTAGTTGTATTCGGGAACAACTGTCCTGTAGGAATTGTAACAGTTTCAGAAGGGATGAAGCTTGGTAAAATACTATTAACAATGTTCATGTCACCGCGAGCACCTGCATTTTGGTCAACGAATACGGGGAAATCAAACTCACCTACCGGAATCTCTAATGAGTAGTAGCACTTTTGCGGATCAATGTCTTCAATGTCAGCAGGACCTAATATCAAGGCTGCAATGCCTGTAGCTGGCAATTGTAATGTTAGTGCTTTGTTTAATAGTATTTCACCGCCGGTATAATTAATCAACCTACATGTAATAGACTTACCAGTAATGTCTACCGGTTTTTGTTCCTGATTTAAGAACTGGAACTGGATCATATTGTCTACACCTTTGTGTAGGGTCAATGGCTTGGCATACTGAGGCATATAACTCCTTGGCGAATATCCTGATAATAACACAACGATTTGACGCTGTGTGTAAATGAAAACTTGGGTTGAGTACACAAATGTAATCTCCTATTGTGTATTTAGTCGTCCATAAATATTAATTTATTAACCATTTTATTCAACCGATAAATATGACGAGAATATTAATTAATGATACAAAACGAGTTCTTTAAACGCCTAAGCGAAAATCATCCTTTTATTACTATCTGTTCCTATGCAAACCAAGACTATGTTGGAATTGTGCAGAACAGAGATGATGTTGTAACCACAATTTATGACTACGGTTCTATTATTGATGATAGTGTTAAAGAGAAATTCTTAGAATTAGGAGATATTTGGTGGTGGGAAAGCAATAGACTAATACCTATCAATTTATTTTTAAAAGATGAGTGGGGTATTTTCAAACCCTATTTGAGGACTTTTAACAATAAGAGTCTGTCTATTTTACACGGTCCGGTTTGTAGCATACTTGATTTAAACAAGCGTAGAAGCAAACGCCGTAGTATTACATTAGTTAAGCGTATTACTTAATAAATTCATATGGACAACTACTAACTGAGCATATGCAATAGCGTGTGCTTTTTTAAATACATATCCATCTGTTCCCTTATCCCATACAGTTTTAGCGACTTCACTCCATTTTTGACCAATCAGATGCTTTTTACCGGGACGAATAACAGCTAGAAACATAGCTAATCTCGGGATACTATTAACTGGTTCTGGCATCTTTTGTAGATTGTAGTATTGATTGTTCAAGTGAATCAATTGTTCAACAAATTTACTATCAGTTAGTTTAGCCCAATTAGGCTCACTCATCATTAAGTTTAAGTGTTCTTCACTTTTAACCTGCTCATAGACATGAACATTCAACAAGTCTAACTTAAAATACCCACGCTTATCTGCCACAGTGTAGTCAATACTTGCCATACTATTAACCGGGTCATATGGGATATCTGTAATGTAAACCCCTGTATTATGCTTACGCATAGGCTTTACGTTACGCATTGCGGCTGGTGTATGTTTGATAACTTTCAATAACTCATCACGATTACCGAAGTCAATGTCAATGTCTGAATCAATTCTCATTTAAGTGGCGCTACCAATTCTGCTTTAATTAATTTAGTGTACGCTTTTTGTACAACAATAGCTTGTCTTTCGGCATCTTCTACTGCTTTGTGACTTGTAGTGTGTCCACCATCTTTAAGACTCACTCCTGTTATTTCCCACAATGTTCGTGTGTCACGCATCGTCCAAAAAGGCCAGGGGATAGGATTAGGCTTATCGCTAGTTTGTCGCCAAGCATTCTCCATTACAACTAAGTCAAAAGGTGCACCATTACTCCAAACAGCACGACGGTTCCAACAGAACTTATAAAGGGTCTCCATGCACTCTTTAAATGGCACACGTCCCCCGTCTCCCATAGCTTCTTCAAGTGCTTCAGGGCTCTGTTCACTCCACCATCGCAATGTATCTTCATTTATACTTCTCCCGTAAATTTCTGTTTGATCCTCAACTGTAGGTCGTAGTTCTAAACGTTCAACAACTCCACTGCCTTTAGGATCAAATCTTACTGCACCAATGGTTAAGATAACACAGTTAGGTGTTGTATCTAAACTCTCAATGTCTATCATAATATCATTTGCCATTACACATACCACATTTCATACATTACTTTATACTTGTCATTTCTAATCTCTATTGTAACACGGCCTTGATTTAAATAAAAGTCCCAACCATCACCTCGTTGCCCAAAGTTTCGTCTGCACCATTTTACAATAACACTAGGATCTTCTTTTTTAAAGACACAATCATATGTGTATTGGGTTTTGCTACCCAATATTCTTGTTTCATCCAAACATTTGGTTTCTTCAATGTAGGGTAATTGACTGAATGTGCCCGTATTCTTTAACATTGCCATATTATGCCTGTAATGTTTTCCAAATATATTTCTTCTCTAAATAATCCTGAAACTTTAGTGCTTCATTTTCATTATTAAATGCCACGCCTTTAATATCATACATATCTTCTAGGTATCTAGCATATTCACCATTGATATCTTGCGCCCAAGTATGCATTGTTATCCACATAACATCTATTTCTCCACCACTTAATACCCCTGCCATTATTGCGATACCAACTTCTTCACTACCGATATCAGCAAACAACACAGCCAATAGTCTTTTCTTTGTATCAAAGTATTTAATGTTCTGCCATTTAGGCCATGATACTAGAAATTTATCGTTTTGTACAGATGTTATGGGAAAGGGAGTATTGTTCATTGGAATTTTAATAAAAATATTAGGTATTTCTTTTCATCGACAATTTCATAACCATCTGTTATGTTACCGTCAACTATGTTCATCTTTAAGCCGTAGTTTTCTAATAAGTAATCTTCAAAGTCAAATGCATCAAATTGTCCAGCAAGTTCTGACACATCATTCATATATTCTTTGCGAACTTTCTTCAATGCTTCCCAATAGTTCCAACGATTCTTTCGTTTGTCTATTTCTGGATCATCGTCATCGTAATCTTGTATTTGAGATATTGTAGACATTAACTCCACCTCAATGTAAACAAGATGTAATCCCGTTCATATCTAAACTTGAAACTAACTACATTTACATCAGTGACACACCATCTACAATGTCTTTTGTATTTGCCTATGTTGTTTAATAACCATTGAGTCATTTCATCATATTTGTCTATGTCTTCTGTTCTAACCGAACATTCATACCAACCCAGTTGTGTATGTTCCCATCCTGCTTCATCATAGTGTTCATACATCACTGCCATCTTAGTAGAAACCATTCTAAATCTTTTTTATCACGAAACCAAAATTTAGAATTATTCATATACCATCGCATATTAGGTGTCCATACCCCATCTGATGCAGTTGGTCCAAATGTTTCTACTATCCATGCTTCCATTTCTTTCCATTTAACACTATTCATTGGTTGTACAGTCAAATATTGTTGACCATAAACTGTACCTTCGCTAAAGTCAAAAGAATTCCATCCTAATGCAGACATTAACATTAGTGTATCAATATCTTTAGCCATTTGATCGGCCACTTGATTAACAATTTCTTCTGTTGTATTCATCCCCACCTCAACATAAAATAACTTGCATTACTATCATTGTAAAAAGTAAACACAGTATGCTTCTCTAGTTCTGGTTCCCAATTGGATCCGCTAAAGCTATCATAGATTGGTTTATGATATGCAAAATCAAAATCTTTACCCATGAACCAACCGTGTTTTTTTAACTCATACACTATTTCTAAGGTTCTAATAACATCAATGTACAATGTTACCTGTTTCAAATATGCACCATTTCAAAAACATAACATCTAGTATCCCACTTAAAGTTCCATGTTAAGAAGAACTTAGTGTAATCTTCATCCTTTTCGAATAGAATTTTAATAATACCATTGCCCGCAGACTTAATAGTAAATTTAACATCATTCATGTTAGCCCATTTATGAATTCTAGGTACTAAAGTCTTTGGTTCAAATGTAGTATTAAACTTAATCGATTTCTCAATATTGTAACTCCACAATACGACCCCGTCTAACTCAATACTCTTAATAATACTAGATTCACAATGAGTGAGTCTATGTGGATCATGCATGAAATCTTCAAACCAATCAATCTTATCAATGTTAACAATGTTACCAACTGGATATCTATCTAAAGTTTTTCCGGTAGACGATGCTTCTTCTCTAAACTCGGGCTTGCTGAGAATCTTAGAAATAATCTTATTAGGATCAAACATTAAACTGGGAGTCATAAACAGATTACCTGTTACATCTGACATAGTTAAATCATCGTGGTCTAACCACGTCTTAATCAAATCTTTACCCAATATGTCTTCATTCAACCACACTGTGTAATCATATTTTTCTGTTAAGAAATCAAACTTGTGTTCAATTGGAACTGACAATTCAGTAGTGTACAACAAATCATTGACCACATGCGAATATCCGTTTGATTCTTCTTCTACTGGACTCATGCGAAAGAAGAATTGATTTAAGTATTCTTTACGTCTTTCACATAATGGATATGTCATGTATTCTAACGCATGTACAAAAATATTAATGTTATGAATATTTTGATAGATTTCAGATTCAGATACTTCTGAACTCATTGGCAATTCTTTTAACTCATGTCGTTTAGCCAAGGCAGTAAATTGTCTATGCCATCTGTTTAAATGACGTTGGTCAATGTTATTAACAAACCTATTGAAAGTTCTGCATTCTTTTAACAAATGGTAATCATCATATTCCATGATGAAATCTGTATGCTTTTGTAGAAACTTAAAGCTGTCAAATAACTTATCAATGATTGGCCATGGGTCTTTTCTAATACCCTCACTAGTACCATTACCTACTAATCCAAAGCCCCATTTAAGATTAGGAACCTTATTGTGTACATCTAGCAAATACTTTTTCCAATCGTTAACGAACGGTGTATCAGCTAATTCAATAACAATTTCTTTTTCTTGACCAATTCTGTCTAAGTATTTGTAAACTAACATTATTCATACTTCCACAGTGGTCTACCACACAATGTAATACTTTTCATTTTAGGAATATTACACGTTTCTTCACTGTATTTCAAATCAACTTCCCAGTTAACTTCATCAACATTGTCAATATCACCGATCGGGAATCTATTAAGCTTTTTATTAAGTTTTCGGTACTGTTCTTGGAAGTCAGGGTTATCAAGTATCCCAGTCAACGTACCATAACGATCCATAATCAGATTGGGCGTAACTAGGAGATTACCTGTAATGTCATCTTGTGATGCATCATCTTCATCGAGCCAGCATTTAAATTGGTCCTTGCCCTGAATGTCTTCATTGAGCCACACATTGTGATGGTAATCTTCGTTAATGTAGTCAAAGTCATGTGCTGTGTTGAGTAATTCTACTCCATTAGTTTCCCAAGGGGACTTGTCATTCTGCTTATGCATAGCAGAGTTAATATTCTCTGTAGTAAATGTGAAGTACTCACCGTGAGCACATGCTATTCTTCTAGGTGCTTTCTTGTATGAAATACATTCTAATCTATGTGTATTATCATTCAATACGTGCATTGGGTGGAATACATCATCACGTGCAATACCCTCAGGTACTACAATAGTGCGGTCGTAGAAGTCTTTTGCTACAGCAGTAAAACATCTATGTGTGTAATTTAAGAAAGGTTGTGTAATACTTTGAGGATCGGCAATGTATTTGTCAATCTCTGTAACACCATAACTAAAATCATATTGAGGAAATTTACCATTGAAGTAAGCTAATGCATCTTTAAGCTCACCTAATAATTGAGTAGCAGGAGCACTATGATACATACTGTTCCATATGGTATGATCCAATGATATTTTTAGATAGGGAACTCTGTCATACAATCTGAATACATAGTTTTTCCACTGTTCAACCCAAGGCTTATCTAACAGTTTAATTCTTATTTGCTTTTCTACACCGAACGGATCGATAAAATCTATTACTAACATTAGCCACACCTTAATTCAAAATGTATTGCATCACGTTCATCCTTGAAATAGAAATCCATGTAATCTTCGGTTGCATGTGTCTCAAATCTATCGCCCGGTAATCCAAATTGTTCTACTGCCCATGCACATATTTCATTCCATGTAGCATGTTTGTGATTTGATTCCCATGGAATACGAACTCTAGTACCCGCCTGCATTTAATAATTCCTTAACTTGCTGTACATCTTCAGGCTTACGTTTAAACTTAATAGCCCATTGTTCAGGATTTATGTAATCCATAATCATGTGTTGATGGTCACTTGTCAGTGAACTTAGAAACTTCACACCACTCTCACTTTGATACAACATCCATGGACTTATTCTTCCAGTAGTGATACAATAACAAATACTATTTATGTTGCCATACCTGAGGTAATCTCTGGGCTGTATTGTTTCTTCTTGAGATTTGTCAATAGTTGTCTGAATACTTCTAGCAATCGCATCTAATGGATCTTCTATTCTTAAATACTCATACAAGAACTTAGTGTAGTTACTATCTTGTCTCCAGTTGTCAACGCTGATGTTATTCTTTAATAACCAATCACTAAACACACCGACATTAATACATTTAATATCAGCACAATATGACCCAAACTTTACAAACGCTAGATAATAAGGATTCTTAATGAATTCTTCATATGTTCTATTCTTATTACCAGCAGTATTCTTTTTGTAAAATCTAAGCCAAGCTTGAAATCCAATTCTATTTCCTTGCTTATCACGTTCTAACCATCTACGTTTAGTGTCACAAATATGAGTAAGCATGGTACTTTCACGCCTAAACGTGGCTTTGCAGAATTCACAACCATATGCTGGTTTGTCAATTGCCTCTGTCTTTTTCATACTGCTTGATATCTTCATCTGTCACCAACTGTGATAATACTTCAATGTCTGATTGTTTTAAATTAGGGAATGTTTCTGCTAGATAGCATTTACGTTTATGCTCTATTACAAACTGTTTTGAAATCTCATCAATACTATCGCTATCTGCCTTAGGATAAATTTTAGTGTAATATTCTTTAATCTCTTTTACTTTAGCAGGCTCTTTTAATGATGTTACTTTGCTACCTAAGTGAGGAATCCATTTATGGAATTGTTTACCTTTATCTGGACTACTACAGCATAACATTAGCCATTGAAGCTTAGGATGTTTCTGAACATGCTCATTGAACAAATGCTTATTTGCATACTCATTCGTACCCAATACATAATATTTTGAATCTTTTACTGACCCTTTAATAGCACTCATCCAATGTGTCATCATGTAGGGAACAAACTTCTTTTGTTGTTCTTCTGTTAACCTATCATAATAACCATAGTCTTTCTTGTCCATAGCCGCAAGTGCATCAAACAAGTTAAAGTCTTGTGCTTCAAACTTCTCGTCAATGGGAGTACTCTTTTTAGTTGCCATTAGAATGCCTGTGAATAATCTACAATTTCACAATTACGACTAATCTCTTTTACAAAATAAACACATCGTGGTTTGGGTCCATCATCAATCGGTACACACAAGAATTGTCCGTTCTTCAATCGAGGTGCATACCATGTCACATCGTGGTAAATGTCTACAATCTCAATAGGCTGAAACGTAGGACTAAAGCTACTCAACGGATTAAACTCAAACGCATTAAAGCCTCTATCATTAATACTTGTTAAAGGCAATGTCTCTAAGTCACCATGCTCTTGTTCACCAATAAGAATTTGCCAATCTACTGGCATCTTAATCGTACTGTTTCCAATCTTCAATACAAGTGCAGGGCTATTAAATGATTCTAAAAAGATTAATGGGATGTAATGGTAATCTACATTTGCCGGATTACTGTTGTCTAGTATTGCAAACCTCAGGTCGTCAATTTCTTCGGGAAGTGTTTCTAGGTTGTAGAATTCGTTGTCTAGTGTTAATATTCGCATGTTGTTATTCTATCATATTCTTATCTGTATGTCAACTTTTCTACGTCAAACGGGTAGTTTGCTTCTTTGTAAAACGCTTTACGTTGGGTCAAGTGACGTTTGGCAAACTTACAACTACTTGTTATGTCGTAGATTTGTACATGGTCTTTATCTTCTGCTTTACGAATGCCTCGACCGATGCTTTGGATAACACGGACGAATGATTTTCCAGGTTCAATGAGAACCAGATTAAAAATACGAGGTATGTTGATACCAACAGCAGCCACACCATATGTTGCCACAATAATTTTATTACTTGAGGTTGCAACTTCATCATATTCTTCTTTCCTTTCAACCATATTAGTAGCACCGCTAACAAACACACTACCGGGTAATCTACTGACAATCTCTTTTCCTGCATTCACCCTATCAACAAGGATCAATGTATTACCTGTATCATTAATACCGCTAATTAAACTAGCTATCTTATCCAATCGTTCACTATCTTCTAGTAAGTGTTTCAATTCACTTTGATAGTTAGTAAACTCTTTACCATCTTGTAATTGCATAATGTTAACGTGACAACGTGCAAGAACACCTTGATCCTGTAACTCACTAGCACTTAGTTTACCAATTACATTACCCAAACTTACATAGATGCTCTGTGCTTCAAACTTAGCTTTCGGGATAGTTCCTGTTAGTCCCCAACGAATGGGCACTTTAGCAAATACGCCAGTAAGCAATGTTTTGAGTGCATCTGCCTTAGCCATATGAACTTCATCAACCATTACACAAACGACACCCTCAATGAAGTCTCCAATTTCTACTTCTGCCTCACCTGCTTTTGTTTTCTTAAGCATATTGTTAAGACTTTGCCAAGTACAGATAGTATGTGTTTTGTTGTATTCTTTGCGATCACCAAAGTACACACCAACATCTAATCCTAGATTAATGTAATCTGCTTCCGTTTGTGTTACTAGTGACTTGTTCGGAACAATGACAATACTACGACCATACTTCTCAACACTATTAGATAGTGCCGCAGTCATTAATGTTTTACCTGCACCTGTAGCAATTTCTTGTAATGATTGCGGGTTTTCTAGGAAATTGTTTACAAGTTCAATTTGATAATCACGTAGTACTACTGACTCACCTTCTTTGGGATGACCTTTAGGCCAGTTCTTATCTTTGAATGTATCCTCGGACACTTTGTCAAAAGTAAAGGTTGTTGTGTAATCTCTTAAATCATCTAGTTCAATGTCATATCCTGCATTGTCTAGGTAGGGAAGTATTTCAGGTAATAGATTGATGTAGGTGCTGCCAGCTAAACTGAAATAGCTTACCTTACCATTCCATCTACCTAGTCTTACTGCAGGTAGATAACGTGCACCGGGTATTTCGTACTCAAACATTTTCATCAGTGCTTTGCGCTCTGATAGTTCAAGTCCCTCTATTTTTACATTCACTTCGTCTTTGACGATTATTTTACATTGTTTCATTCTTTTCCAAGTTAACTGGTTGACTATTTACTATTGTGATTATTTTTGCTACATTGTTAGGTTCATTAAAGTCAGGTATCAACCTGAATCTTATTGCGACCGGAAATTTGTAATTCAAAAAATTAGCACGTTGATATTTTGTTGAATCTGCATACTGAATTCCTGTCTCGGCCAACTTCTGTCTAAAATCAGTTTTTATTCCTGTTATTGAACTTAGTCCTGCTCCGGATACATAAACATAATCACATTGTATGTTTTTTAACCATGGAATCATATCATTCATATTTAATATTTCTATTTCCGGATTAAATTGAGAGGCAAAACGTTCTTCATTAGAAATTAAAATACTATCATCAACATCTATTCCATACCTAGCTAATTCAGCTAATGTCGTTA